TTGGAGCGATTGGCTGTTCGCGATCTCCGATGACATAACCTCGCATACGGTCACGGTCAACGGCGTGACACTTGATAGTTCGTTAGTGATCGATGGGCTAGAGGAAGGCGGGGCGAACGTGACGAATTCCCGCGTGCGTGTGTGGCTGTCTAACCCGACTGTGGCGGTGGCGAGTTGTGCGTGCCGGATTACGACGACAGGCGGGCGTGTGGATGAGCGCACCTTTTACCCGCTGGGGCAGGAACGCTAATGGCCGTTCGTGCGGGCACCTTAGATCGGCGCGTGTCGATTGAGTACAAGAGCATTGAGCAAGATGCTGACTACGGCACCGAGGTTATTACATGGATTCGGTTAGCGCTTGTATGGGCGAACGTTGAGGATATGTTGCCTAGCCGTAGTGAGGCGGTGCGCAGCGGGTTAGAGGTTGCGCGTAATCAGGTGCGCATACGCATGCGCTACCGCGACGACATCACCAGTGATATGCGGATCATCGTACACGGGCGCAATGGTGACGTTGCCTATGAGATCGTCGCGGGCCCGGCGATGATGGGCAGGCAAGAACAGTTAGAAATGGTTTGCGAAAAGTTCACGAGTTAAGACCATGGCAGACGTATTCGTTAAAGGCGGCAAAGAGCTTGACGAGTTTTTAAAACGCTTACCTTCAAAGATCGAGAAAAATATTTTGCGTTCAGCGCTGCGCGCGGGCGCGACAGTATTCAAAGCGGATGCGGTGGCGAAGTGTCCGAGCGGGCCGACTGCGACTGAAAACAAAAGGTTGTATGGCGGCTATGAGGGTGCGTTGCGCGATAGCATCCGCGTGACCACACGGCACAAAGGCGTAGCGGTATCGGCTAGTTTGAAAGCTGGCGGTAAGCGCAAGGGCAAGGCGGATGTGTGGTACGCGCACATCATAGAGTACACGGGCGCGAAGGCGCACGAGATTACGGGTCAGCATAGGTCGATGCTTTTCTTCGGCGGTAGGTTCGTGCGCTCGGTTAACCATCCGGGTATGAATGCCAGACCGTTCATGCGCCCGTCATTCCACAAGAATGGCCGGCGCTCAGTTCAAGCGGTGGCGGCTTTCATAAAGCGCAGCTTGACCAAGAAAGGGTTAGACACGTCGGCGATTAACACAGGGGATGAAGAATGAGCGACGCTGTGATAGCGGTTCGATACTTGCTGGCGAACGATGCTAACTTGTTGGCGGCCGTACCTGCAACGCGTATTAAAGCGGGCGTGCTTCCGATTAAGACTGTTATGCCTGCGGTGTCGGTGACGCATCTTGATACGCAAGAGCGGTTGACGATTTCCATGAGTGAACCGTCAATCATTGCGCGCAGTCGGATCCAAGTTTCAGCTTTTGCAAAAACATATTCGCAGTGCAAAGCCATTCTTGAGTTGGTGCGAAAAGCGCTGCCCCACACACGCGGTATGGTGGGCGGCGTGGAGCTTGATTCTATTCTGCCTGAGAATGCGAATCCTGACTTTTTCGACACTGACGATGGCATACATATGCAGTCACGAGATTTCATCGTTCAGTTTGTTGAGACGATGTAACCGAGCAGTCGTAGCACCCGGTAGTTCTTGCCGCCTTCGGGCGGTTTATTTTTGTCTAAAGGAAACACATCATGGCACAACGTATCGTTGTTGAAACTATTGCAGGCGCAACTCTTTCCGTGAGCGCGGACATTCCGGCGACGTTCGATGAGGCGGGCTACGCTTCAACGGATGTCGTGTGGACGCTCTGCGGCGAGGTTGAAAACTACGGCAACCACGGTGTTGTCGCTACCATCGTTGAGTTCACGCCAGTCGATACCGCTGTCGTCACAAAGCTCAAGGGCTCGAAGAATTACGGCACGATGGCATGTACGCTCGGCAATCTACCGAGTGATGCGGGTCAAGCTATTCTGAAGCTTGCCGCCGAGTCGAACAATCATTATTCGATTCGGATCATATATCCCGATACCGAAACGCAATACCTCGATGTAATCGTTGGCTCGTTTGAATACGTTGACGGCGCGGTTAACGATGTTCAAAAGGTTAACGTATCTCTGGCGCTTGCACGCGCGCCGGTCATCGTGCCGCAGGTCTAATCCTATATGGATATCAGACAATTTGCAGTTGAGGAAACGGGCGCGCTGGAATTAGTCAGCGCGTCCGACGTACCGCTCATCGGAGACGACGGCCAGCCTATGGTCATCGTGCTCTATGGGCCGGGCAGTAAGCAATACGCCAAAGCACAAGCGGCGCAACAGAATCGCATGATTGACAAGCTCAAACGTAAAGGCAAGAGCGATCAGAGTGCGGAAGAGAAAGCCCGCGAGCAAGCCGATTTCCTTGCGGCATGCACGCAAGATTTTAGCGCGAACATTACCTATGAGGATCTAAAAGGCGAGGCGCTATACAAGGCAGTGTACGCCGACACAAGTATCGGGTTCATCGCCGAACAAGTCGGAAAGTATATTGGTGACTGGGCAAATTTTACGAGGCGCTCATAGATGAGTTGAGCTTGTACGTGCGTCACTCTGCTTGGTTGGCAGCAGTGCCCGAGGCAGCGGCGCACGAGAAGCAACAGCGCACGTCTAGGCTTGAGCGCTTACGGGAGTTGCACAAGGATCCGGACTACCAGCCGGATATGCCGTCGGTTGAAGGTGCCGCGTATTTACTCGGCTACCTGTTTGATGTTGGCCCGGTACTCGCGGCGGGTATGGGACCGGGGCCGATTACTTACACAGAGTTGGCGGCGTGGTGCCAGCTTCACAGTATCGAACTTGAACCATGGGAAGTTCAATTTATGCGCCGGCTTTCGTTTGAATACCTGAACGAACTACGCGCTGCTGAACAACCAGACCGCCCGGCTCCGTGGGGCGTGGTTCGAGCGCAGTTCACGGCGACTAATATGCGGGCGCAGATTGCGGCGCTTGCCAACTTGTAAAGCTTGCTACTGATAGGGGCGACCAATGCTTGCTGGTGAAGTTGAGATTAGGCTGATGGCAGAGGTCGCCCGCTTGCGTGCGGACATGGATGCAGCAACCAACGTCGTGCGCAAGAATACTAAGCAGATGGAAACGCTTGCACAACAGGCGTCGAAATCGTTTGGCCAAATGGGTTCTCACATCCGTACGGTGCTTGGTACGTTAGGTATCGCGTTAGGCGTGCGGCAGATGGCGTCCTTCGTTCAGGGTGTTATCGATATTCAAGATGAGGTGATTAAGCTTTCGCCGAAACTGAATATGTCAATCGGGGAGATCGTAGGGCTTAAGCACGCGGTGGAGTTAACGGGGGTGAGTTTCGAGGGCATCCAAAAAGGTTTGAAGAGTTTGAGTTCGTCGCTGTTCGATGCGAGCATGGGGTTAAAGACGGCTACCGATTCTTTTGAATTGTTAAAAATAAATATTCGTGATGGCAGCGGCAACTTAAAAAGTACCACGACTATCCTTGATGAAATTGCGGACGCGTTCGCGGGGATGGAGGACAGCACCGAGAAGACTGCGCTGGCGGTTAAGCTCTTCGGTCGCGCGGGTCTTGACATGATCCCGCTGTTGAACGGGGGCAGTGAAGCGTTACGAACGATGGCGGACGAAGGGCGCAAGCTATTACCGATCACCGAAGAATCAGCGATGCGCGCTGAAGAGTGGAATGATAACGTACAACGGTTATCGACTTCGTTTCAGGGGGCAATGATTCCGGTGATAGACGCAGTGCTGCCGTTGCTGGTCGCATATACCGACAGCATGATCGAGTCTGAAAAGGCGGGTAACGGTATGTCGCAAACGATCATATCATTGCTCACGCCGCTTAAGGCAATAGCGCTTGCTTTCCTAACGATGGGTACAGTTGTCGCGACTATGGCGGATAACGTATTAGGCGCGGTGTTCGCTTTGAATGAATTGCGCAAGTTTAACTTTGCTGGCGCTATGGATGAATGGGCGATAGCCACGCAAAGAGCAGGCGAGCGTATCCGGGGTTTAGGTGAGGCAGCGTTGACGTTGTTTGGTAGTGCAAAGCCGAAAGCATTCAAAGAGACGGCGACCGGCGACGAATTCCTTGATGATACCGGGCGGGATCCAAAGATTCGATTAACGCCGACTGCGACGACAACTGGCGGCGGCGATCCACTCGCAAAGTTCAAGGGCTTGCTCAAGGGACTGCAAGAT